AAGTATGTAACAGCATCCTTCACGGTTGCTACGGCTACATTGGAAGATATTAATTGGTTGACCAACTATTATACCCAAACTGCCCAATCCGGTTCTGTTCAGACTGTTGTAAACAGCATTTCTGGTGCATGGGTCGCTGGTAATCTTCTAACAATTACCTCAACAAACTTCTATCAAAACACTGTAAATCAGGGTAACCCATTTGATCCGTTGGCAGTCCGTGCTTTCGTTCCAGCGGGTTTAACGACAGGTTCAAGTGTAATATCACAAGCTCCTCTCTATTTCCCACCATTTACGAAGTTCGTAGGCGGTTTTGGTATGAGCCCGGGTGGCGCTCAGCAGGGAGAAGTTTCATTCGTGATTTCAGCTTCATCAGCTCAATCAGCGTCTATTTCTACCAACCTCGGTGTCGTTGGTGGTACTATTCTCTACACAGTTCAAACCACACCAGCCAATCGTGGTGACTTCGAAGATAATAACTGGAATACTAACAATAATATTAATAGTAGTGGTTTTACCTATCCAACAGGTAAATACGGTGTAGCTGATACTAACGGTGGAACACTAGGTCTTAACAACGATATTGGTATCCCAGAAGTGAACCTTGAGTTGAAGAGCGAACCTATTGTCGCCAAGACTCGTAAGTTGAAAGCCGTCTGGACCCCAGAATTGGCTCAAGACTTGAATGCTTATCACAGCATTGACGCAGAAGCAGAACTTACTGCTTTGCTTTCCGAATACGTTTCTATGGAAATTGATTTGGAAATCCTTGATATGTTGATTACAACTGTTCCAGCCTACACGACTGAACGTTGGAGCGCTCGCCTAAACCGCGAAATCGTTCCTAATGGTTCTGGCGCTTGGATGGCAGTTGACCAGCAGGTCGCAGGCACCGGTGGTTACTACACCAAGGCTACATGGTATCAGACTCTTGGTAACAAGATTCAAAAGGTATCAAACAAGATTCACCAGCTAACGCTTCGTGGTGGTGCCAACTTCATGGTTCTATCACCAGCAGTAGCAACGATCTTGGAATCTATTCCGGGCTTCGTGGTGAATACAGATGGCGATCAAGCCAAGTTCGCAATGGGTGTTAGTAGAGTTGGTAGCTTCGCAAGTCGATTCCAAGTTTACAAGAACCCATATATGACGGATAACGTCATCCTCATGGGCTTCCGTGGCAATAACTTCTTGGAAACTGGTGCAGTATATGCCCCATACATTCCACTAGTTCAGACCCCGTTGGTCTATGACCCTGTGAACTTCACGCCGAGACGTGGTGTAATGACCCGTTACGCGAAGAAAATAGTTCGCCCTGAGTTTTATGGCAAGATACTTGTCGCAGATTTGGACACAGTATAATCTAAACACTTAACAAAAGTCAACAAAAAAGAGCCGTCGAAAGATGGCTCTTTTTCTTGCGTTTATTTTATTTTCATTTTAGTTAAATCTTCATTAACTTTTCCGTAAAATTTCATATATTTATTAACATATGAAAAGTGGAATATACAAAATAACAAATATAATTAATGGAAAGTTTTACATTGGAAGTTCAAAAGATATAAATTGGCGTTGGTATTGTCATAGACACTATCTAAAAATTAATCAACACAGAAATCCTAAACTTCAACATTCGTGGAATAAACACGGAGAAGATAAGTTTATATTTGAGATTGTTGAGGAAGTAAAACCTGACGAAAAACTCTTATTGGAAAGAGAACAATATCATCTTGATTTACTAAAACCATATGAAAGAGCTATAGGATACAATATATGCCCCACAGCAGAAGGTGGTGATAATATAACACATAACCCCAACAAAGAAGCTTTCATAGAAAAAATGAAAATAATAAATCACGGCGAAGGCAACGGAATGTTCGGTAAAACACACAATGAAAACACAATCAAAGAAATGAAAGAAAAATCCGTAGGTCGTTATACATTGGAATGGTTTATAGAACGTTATGGCAATGAAAAAGGTAGTAAAAAATTTCAAGACCGCAACACAGCGCTGAAAAATCGTAAAATGAATTACTCATACGATAACAAATGTTCAGGTGTTAAAAGAGGACCAATGCCAGAGGAAATAAAAAAGCGTATTTCAGAGAGAAAACATCACTTAAAAATTATCAGAAATGACCTTCATAAAGATATTTTATCAAACAATTTTACCATACCGCAGTTAGAGTTGAAATACGGTACTTCCAAGGCGACCATTCTTCGTGAAAGACGAAAACTAGTATAGTTTTCTTTTGCGCTGATACTAATACTTTCGATATTTATGTCCATATGATTAAACTTAAAAATCTCATTATAGAATCTGTTTCTATTAAAGAATTAGTTCAATACTATATGCGGAGGGTGGAAGAATTAAAATCTCATTATAAAATTGAGGGGTCAACGGGAGAATTTCAATTCGATATATATCAAAAATCATTAGGAATAATGTGTGATGTTATTCATAGTGATACGATAACAAACTCGGCAGAAATGATCGATCAAAATAGTTTTTACTTTCCAAATAGTATGGTAAATAGTGAAAAAAAATATACGATGGAACCATTTAATTTTCAAATTAATGATTTCGTTGGTGATATAATATATGCATTAAATAAAATAGGTATTAAAGCAACACACGGAATGTCTCAACATGGTAATTTTCTACGCGTAAGTCAAAATCTTCCAGGTCACGTTTCGGTAAATTCTTATACAGGAGATACACTAACCGTCCAATTAGATATTGAAAATATAAATCAACTTTTGGTATCAAATCCGGAAATCGTAACAAAAACTATAGATGTTTTTATAGTAAAAATGTTTGATGTTATAAAAGTTATCAAAACAGAAATATTTCCCCCAAATAATGAGAAACGAGAAAAATATTAACAATGCTTTAGATATTTATATCCATATGAAGCGGATTGAGTTGAAACAAATAATAAAGGAAGTAATCTTTAGCGTTATTAAAGAGGGTGAATTACCGCTTTCAATAAGTAAACTCTCAAAACATTGGTGGTTGGACCCGGATTTAGAGGCACACGAAGTACCATTTGAAAGACACAGAGAGTGGGCAATAAACTATCTAAAAAGAATGGGGCACGATATAGACCCAGACAGTTCGGATGTTTATAGTATGATGTATAGATATGGTTTCATCCACATCGTAAAAGTTGATTATCCCGAAAGTAATGTTCTTCACTACGGGCATTCAAAATTCAACCCTATAAACCACAGACAACTAGCCGCAATCAAAAATCTAGCAATAAAAGAAGATTGTAAATACATTTCTGATACAAACACAGGTAGAGAAGAAGAACTACAGGAGTCAATGTTTCCAAAGGATTTCAACCGCCACAATTTGGGAACATGTATGTCTGCGGCTGCTTTAGCTACACAATATTTTCTACAAAAAGGCATTAAGAATTTCAAGATTGTTGAAGGGTGGGTGTATTTTCCTGATTTCTATGATATAGATGATAAAGATAATTGGTCAACCCATACGTGGATTGAGTTTGATGACGGTAGAAAGTTTGACCCAACAAAAAATCAATGGAAACAATGGGGATTTAACCCTAGTAAAGGCGAAGTAGAATATGTTCCTAACAAAATAAATAAATCATATACACCACAAGAATATTTAAAAATATTCCAGGAAATAGTAAAAGAAATCCGATTGGAACCGCCTGTAGATAACGAAGTTAGAGAAACTACAAATGATGCGCAAAGAAAAGCTAAAGAATATCAAGTCAAACAGTATCTTTCCCGACTCAACGATGGCACTATAGTTGTGACTGTTAACAAAGACCCCACCTTTCCAGCCGCCGATTTCATTCAGATAGATGGAATTGTTGATGGTCAAAATATTTTTTCAAGTAACCCAGAAGATTTGGCCAAGTGGGGATTTAAAATGCCTAGCACGAAAGAGTTGATGACGTTGCCAAGAGGAAAATACAAACTCTCAGATGCCAAGAAACTTCTTCAAAGGGGATTACAGGAAAATATGACTTATGACCAACTTCTTAAACTTACCGCAGATACACCAAGAAGTCCAGATACCAATACAAATCGTATAGACAGGTCAAAAAACGTAAGAGTCCGTAGCATTCCTGTTAGTGTCGAAGAAGGGATGGAACAGTGGAATTTTAGATATAGGTCAGATAGGACTACAGGTGACCCGGGCGAACCACTACAAGGACATATTACATTTATAAAAGGTGAAGTACAATCAAAAGACCAAGCCGCAGAACTCGAATGCAAAGTAGATTGTAGTTGTCCTGATTATAGATACAAATTTGCCCACAACAATTTCAAACAAGGAGCTGGTGACATTGGGCCTAAGAGTTTGAATAAAGCAATAAATAGATCACCAAAACCTGCATATGATATTGGTGAAGGTCTTTGCAAACACTTGTCTGCATTGAGTGGATACTTACAAACAAAGATAGGACATACGCAAAAAAGTAACCTATTTGAAGCAGTAAGTGATATTGCTAGACAAGGACCGTTTAACATAACCTATTATGACGATTAAAACAAATACTTACTGTTATGATGAAAGAAAACCAATTTTTTATATGGGAAGAAAAAAATATGAGTGATATACCAAAAAAACAAAATCCAATTTTGGATTGTGTAGAAGGAAAAGAGTCTGATTTATTAAATATTACCAAAGAAAAAGGTGTTAATGTTTACATTCCTAAAAAAGAAATATCTTTGATATGTGAGAAATTTGGTATAAAAAAAGAAAATTTTCAATCAAAAAAAGAGGATTTTTCCCAAATCGTAAAAGAGTATTTTAAATCAAATCCAGAATATAGTAAGCATGCGCATACTATTTTACATGGAATAAATGAATTTTTGAAATAAATTACCTTCTAAAAGGTATTTCGGTAACAACGCCTGTAAGAGGAATTGTATTTGGGAGAGGTTTCCAATGGACAATCTTATTAGAATCTACTGGTTTACCACCAATGTCGGTATTCACAGCTAATGTGATGTGTGCGGTTTCGTTGGTCGTCCAATATCCCCTTACCTTTACGGCTATGGCCTTCTCAGACTTACCAAACTCAAATGCGGTTAGTTGAACTCTACTGCCAATATCTTGTTTCTTTTCTAATGGAAGTTCACCCATTTTTATAGTCATGTGTTCCGCATATTTACTCCAGTTATCAGGTATTTGACCAGCAAAAATCTCTAATAATTTTTTCTTGTCTCTATCGTCCAACACCACCGCCGAGTAACTGATTGTTCTGTTTATCATAACTTCTCCTATTAATGGTCTTAATTTAATCATATCTATAAATAGAAGTAAAATATTTATATTTTCGGTGTGAAATTTACTGATATGTACGCTTTTTTATGTTTTTCATTATATTTATTCTTATGAAAGAATTTAAACGAAATTGCCCTGAGTGTGGGGTTGAACTAAATTATTGTAATAAGTACGCATTAAAATATTCTATAGAAAA